AATTCTTCTTGGGTAATTCTTCCTCTAGATCCACCAAATGCTCCAGCTGATACAGCTCTATCCCTAAGACCTATGTCCTGTTGTGCAGACTGTCTGCCTATATCCTCTAATGTTTGCTGAACAACCTGATCTTCATATGGATTAAAAAAGTTTTGTGCCATGGATGGATCGTACATTCCTGTAGTACCCATGGCTGTTTGCTCTGCTCTTTGTAATGCGCCAAGGCCGCCAGTAACTGCTTCACGGGCACCCGGCAAATATCCATAAGCTTCATCTAAAGCTCTCTCTTGTCTACCGAAGAGTCGACCAGCTTCAGTTAGATAAGGTTGATATTCACCCATTCGACCTGCTTGTTGTCGAGCTTGAATTTGTAAAGGAGTAAGCCCAGCAGTTTGCTCGATGGGAATATCTCTGGGTCTAGATATAAGACCTTCGTATTCACCAGGTGCGCCAAAATAAGATCCTAATAATCTACGAGAATAGTCCTCCATGTAAGGAGAAACAAAACTATAACCTGTTTGTGGGGTTGTTATAACCTCTGCTGGTGGTGCTGTTTTTGTTTTACTGAGACACATCTTCTATTTATTTCCTATAATACATACCGCCTATCTGGTGAAAACCTTTCTTATCAAAAAGTTTCTTAGCTCTTTCTACACCTTCTAGGTTAAAAATGCCAAGAATCAAAGGCTTGTCTTGCTCTTTAGCATAATCTATTACTGCATCTATTAAAAGATGTGACGGTGGGATTTGGTCTTTTAAGTTCCTGTATTCAGGTAACACATAAAACCAACCATCGCCAATGTATTGTTCTGCTGACCACCAATAATCATCTGGTCCTGCTGCAATACTACCAATGATTGTATCACCATCTAGTACATTATACACAATACCCTCAAACAAGAAATGATTTATATGTGAGGATGCTCGGCTCCACTCAATAGGTGGAGATCCTTCGCCTGACAGAGAATGTTCTGCCCAAAAGTGTTCTGATAAAAAATCAGCTATGCGTTTACCATTTTCTGGTATAGGTTCTACCTTTTCTAAGGTTAGATTCATACAAGTTGTTGAGCTATTTCTTCTCCGAATTTTTGCATCTTGTACATCTCACGAGCACCTAGTAATCTTTGCTCGTATTCGTCTTGTGGATCTGCACCAGCTGCTATACCCATACCTCTTACTGCTGCTGAGTTAGTTACAAACTCACCATCACTTAACATGGCTGGTATTTCATCACCTCGTTCGCCTCCGGGGCCTGTAATTAATTCTTGTCTTCTAGGATAGTCTTCAACGCCCATTGATCCTGTGCCGTCTGCATATCCACGCAAATCTCTAATTACATTTCCCATAGTTTGATTTGCTTCATTCATTCTTCTTGTATTTCCACCCATGCCTCGTGTCATTTGCAATTCTTTATCAATCATATTAAGTTCATTGAGCAATGCCTTAAAAGCTTTTGGATTATCATCCAAATATATAACATCTTTTTGTTCTCTATCTATGTAATAACCCTCTTCAATAATATCATTTATGTCTCTTTTTCTATCGTGCAAGTTTTCAACTGCTTCACTTGGATTTCCGTATGGATATTTAGGAATAGCCCCCATTGAACCAGTACCATCTGCATAGCCTTGAACATAAGTTCCATCCTTAGCATACAACTGACTGGCTATTCTTCTAGGTTGTAGATCATCTACAAAAGTAGCTTCTCTTGGAGGTGCTACCAATGGTGAGAAAGGTGTTCCTTTGGCTTGTGAATAAATTTTAGATACTTCAGATGGGTAGAATCTATAAACATCTGGTGTTGTATCCTTAGCATTAATACTAATACCAGCGCCAGGTGTTGTATCTCTGTAACCCATTGATCTAGCGTAAGCTCCTATGCCCTCTGAAGGTGCGCCATATGCTCTAGCAAGAGCAGTGGCCATATCTTCTTCTGTGCCTTCGCCTGTATCTACGCCTAAAATATTTTCTAGATAATCATTAATATCAAAATCTAAATTGTAATTAAGGTTTGCCAAACCTCCTCCGTTGTATCTTTGCAATTGAGGTATGCTTGCTTGAGATCCTTTGATTATCTGACTAGAAACTAGTGGAGAAAAATCATTAGAAGCTCCAACCATCTCTAGCATCTCTCCAAGAATTTCCATTTTTTCTTTTGGTGTTTTTTTATTTTTTATAATTTTTGCTATTTCTTTAGGATTTCTAGTTTCTGCATCAATACCACCTTCTTGGACATTAACTTCAAGCTCATCAAGATCAAATTCATTTAAGTCTTCTTGAGCTTCATCTAGAGCATCTTTGTCAAACACATCACTGAAATCAATATCTTGACCTGTGCTTATATTAGGAGTATCAATAACCATAGATGGTATGCCACCACCGGGCACTAAAGCTTTGGGTCCGTAAACAGAATCGCCTGAAGAAAAACCTTGAACCTCTTCTTTGGTTTTTGTGTTGTAAGGTTTGCCCATAAACTCAAAGACTTTATCGCCTCTTTCTCTAGCACGTTTAAACTCTATTTCAAACATTTCTCTAATGCTCATATCAGCTTGTGCTTGACGCTCATCAAAGCCTTCTGGTTTAAGGATATCACGCATGTATTCTTGTGTTGGCCCAAGACCTGACATAGGGGAACCAATTCCACCTCTGATTGCTTCGTAAATTTTTCTAAGGTTACTTTTGTCTTCCATTTTCTTTTTGTTTTTTTAGTTCGCGTTCTTGCATTAAAAGACGTAAGTCATGCCAACGATACATCTTCTGATTTACATCATCCCAAAACCAGCCTTTGTAATCTTGCGATTGTTCCATTTGCTTAATTTATCATAAAGTTAAGGTTATATCACCATTTGTTTTAATACTAACAACTCCTAATTGTGCGTTGCCTTGGTAACCATGAGGGCTAACAGGAGTATGTAGCTGCAACCATGCGTTGCCAGTGTAAACCTGTAGTACGCCAATAGATGTATTCCATATCACATCGCCAGCGTTAAAAGCAAAGGTACTTATTTCACTGTCATTAAACTGTGGTGTCGAATTTGGATCAAACTTTCCTAAGTTAATCTCTAGTATTCTAACTAGCCGATTGAATATGTTCGCATCAACCTCAGTTAATGCTAATGGTAACCTACTATCAAGAAGCTTTGCCATTATCTTCTGCCATCAGTTCTAATATCGAATCTATTAGCTCCTAGTCTCCATTTAAATCCAGTGCGTACTGCTGTATCTGCATCATCATCTGACTGTACTCTAAACACCATTTGTCTTGCTCTAGTTCTAACAAAGTTTTGTGTGGTAGAGCTGGTAACATCGCTGGTTGAATTGGTTGTTAAACTTTCGCCCGGATAATTTCTAGATTTTAAAACATAATTTATTTGGCCGCTTGTAGGAGTAGATCCAAAAAATTTAACGTCAGGAATAATCCTGCTTATAAAACCAAATTGGTCACCTTCGTCAATATCGATATCACCGGATTCAATAAAGACATTGTCCATCGGAGACCCGTCTGCATCTGAGCCAGTCTCGTGATCATACAAAATGCTACTGTTCCCTGAGCCTTCTGTTGCCAACGGATTGTTAAATATTCCCTCATCTAACCAAGCTGTTCTTGATAGCTCTCCTATACTCCAAACGTTTTCTAAATAATTATAAGTAACATATCTATCAATATCATCACTACTTCCAGAACAATAGAACCATCCTATCTCATTAAACTCTTTGTTACTAAAGCCAAATATTTTAAATGATTGTGTTGTATTCAAATCATCTAAAACATAATTAAGTACACTACAGTTAACTCTTTGAACAGCACCTGCATATTTATAGAAGCCATCTCGAGCCATCCAATAGACTCCATCAGGCGCATTGATAGCAGCATTAGGAGATATCATGCCAACATTTTCATTAATTAGATTAACGCCAAATGTAAATGGAGCGCCAATAAACTGCATAGAGTATAGAGATGTATCAGTCCAAATAAGTATTTCTTGTCTTGCTCTTAGGCTACCAACTATTTGAGAGCCTGAAGACAGCCTAATATCTCCTGCTGTATTAGTAGCTGTTGGCTCCCATTCTGTCAAGCTTTCTTGACTGCTAAAGGCTATAAGCAAAGGATCTACACTTCCTGTTCTTGAGCTGCCAACAATCGGATCTGCACCTAAAACAATAACATGACGATCAATATCACTAACAATAGTTTGCAAGCCTTTGGTTGGCGCAAGATTAGCTCCTGATAAAGATGTAATATCTACTGCTCTAGTTGTTACACCACTAGATGTATCCCAGTAGTAAACACCGCCGGCTCTAGGATTAATAATTAAATCTTCGCCAAATGCATCATGCGACCATAATCTTAACTGGTTAGCAAAGGTAGACGCTGTCGCTGATCCCCACGCGCTAGATCCCCATGTGCCTACACCCCAACCTGTGGATGGAGCATAAACATTTAGACCTGTATTTATTTGATATGTCCCTACTGTAGAGCTTCCACCATTACCGCTGTCTCCAGCCGCAGCCAATACTGGATCGCCGCTAGTATCTTTGGCCTCTATAGTATAAGAGTTAGCATTTATAGTTGTTGCTATTTGATATTCTTGATTAAGTACCGTAGCAGTAATATTGCCGCCAAGAGAAGCTGCTCCAGAAAAAGTTACAAAGTCATTAGGCTCCGCTCCATGTGCGGTATCACTTACAGTAATAGTAGCATCTCCATTTCCAACTTTAGCAAAAGTTACATCGCCAGCTGAGGTAGTAAGTCTAATCGGAGTAATGTCATTGAAGTTATCTCCCTCTTTAACATAGTATTTTAAATTAGTTCCCATGCCTAAAAATTTAGTTGATGCTAAAGATACCCAACCAATAATTGCTCGACAAGCTCCTAAAAAAGTATTTGAAGTATTTTTAGACCAACCGCCTATTTTTTCTGGCAAGCCTTTTCTAAAGCGAACAAGATTACCATCAGCCCAACCGCCTTTATCCATAAGGTCCGTCATCTCTTTGTTGATGCCGGGTTGAAATGTAAGTTTTGTTAAAGGCATATTCTATTAATCTGTTTTACCTAAAGGACTGAGCTCTGGTGTTTTGTTTATCTTTAACAAAGCTTTAAGCAAAGAATCCTTTGAATCTATTTTATTTAAAGTTTTAATGGTTTTAGATACTTCAGTTAAATTTTTTGTACCGTCATACACATCAAAAAATACTTTATTAATTGGCAAAGCAACAAAACAAAACATGTCGATTTGGCCATTTCCATATCTTACCATTTTATTTTGGCGAATGTTATTAACAGTTCTTTTACTTGTGCGCAACTCCCAACGATAATAATCGCTATCTCTTCTTGTGTATACAGAATTTGTAGTTTTTACTTGAACCCTATAAAGGGCGTTTTCGTGATCAAGAATAAGATCTGCTTTGTGTCCCGGAGGTGTAGGTATTACAGAGTCACAATATCTCAGCATGTAAGATGCTGCTAGATATTCTCCTGCTAATGATATCCTAGCGGAGGATTCAGACATCTAGCCTCCGTTATATATGTTGCCAGTCCCTTCCTTCAAACATTAAAGATTCTGCTTCTCTTCTCCTTTTAAGGCCAGGCAATACTTTGCGCTCACCATTTACAGTTGCTTTATTCCATTTTTTTATTTGTGCAGGAACTTCGTTGTATTCTCCTGCATTTAATTTTTTTAATAAAGTAGATACTTTTAAATTAGCTGGACCTAAGTTGTATACCCAAGAAACCAAAGCATCAAATTGACATTGATTCATTGGCACTGTAACAAGAGCATTTATGTAATGTTCATACTCATCTTCAAGCTCACGCCATAACATAAACTCTGCTTTTTCTTCAGACCACTTATCACCTTCTTGTACATCTTTGGTATGGCCATAACCTATAGTCCATACTCCAGCAGCGCACTGGTAAGCTTCAAGCTCACAGCCTTCAAATTTTTTTATAAGCTCAAAGCCTTCGTCTGAAGTGTGCATTAGTTTACAGGAAATATTATTGATATTAATGCTATTAGCAAAGTTCCTAAAAATCCGAAACATCCAAACACCGCCATTTTTAAAGTTTTGTTTAAGTCTGAAACTTCTGCTTTTATTTCTTCTGTTTCTTTAAATATTGTTTTCCACCTTTCTTCACATTTTGCCTCATGAGACTTTAAGTCTGATGCGACTGATTGAACTGTGTTTCTATTCGCCATCCTTTTTATCACCCGTATTGG